CCTATTCCCTGTGCAGCAAAAGCCAAACGGCGTCCTGGATTAAATATACCAGGAAGTCTAGGAATAGGAGGAAATATAGGAACATTTAATCCTGGTTTGTCTCTTTGTCTGTCTTGTTCTGGTACTGGTAATTTAGGAAATAGAGGAACATTTAATCCTGGTTTGTCTCTTTGTCTGTTTTGTTCTGGTGCTGGATCAGTTGATGGTGCAGTTTTTGGTGCTGTTTTTGGTGCAGTCTGTGTTACTGGTGCTGTTTTTGGTGCAGTCTGTGTTACTGGTGCTGTTTTTGGTGCAGTCTGTGTTACTGGTCCTTTCAGAGGGAACTTAAACTTAGGAAGTCTAGGAAGTTTTAACTTTGGCGGGTCCTCCTCATCATCAATATTGATAACAGTTTTAGTTCCTTCGTCCTTATCTTTTGGTGGAATATACGGTTTGAGTTGAGAAAATCTTTCTTTCTCCCATTTAAATATTTTTTCTTTTAATTTTAAATTTAAAACTGCTGTATTTCTGAGACGTAAAGATTCTTTTAATACATCAAAAGATCCTACCTTCTTATCACCACTAGAAGATTCTGATAGTTTAAGTTTTTTAGAATATCCTTCACCAAGATTTGCAATAGGATTTGCATCATACAAATCAAGTATGAAGTCGTTATAATTTGCTAATCCTATTTTTTTATAATCTTTGGTTTCGTCTCTATTCATCGATTTTTTCTCTGTTCTTCGATTTTTCTATTTTCCTCCTCCACATAATCATTCAAGAAAGTTACATATATATCTCTTTCCCAAGGAATCATATTTTCAATTTCACTAAGACTATATTTATGGTATTGCATTAAACCAAAATTAGTTCTAAGATAATTTTCAAGTGAATTATGAAAGAGGCTTATACGAAAAAATCAAGCATACCTGTCATAGTATGAGTAAATTGATATCCAGTTTTTGGATTTTTTAAATTTACTGTATGTCTTAATACTGGCATAGTCATAAAGAATTCACGAACAGCAACAAATTGTTTTTTCATTAAATTGTCAAGAAAATCGGCAAATTCTTCTTTGGTAGTGGTAGCATTATCCCAAACTTGTTCAGAATCATACATTTTTTCAATACAACTTGCCATGAATAACATTTCATTATCACTTTGTTTTATGTAATCATGAATTTTTGGATATCTCATTTCAATCCAAAGATCATCTGACAATTTAATTGTTTTTTCATTATTTTTTTGGAACTGAACCTTTACTTTTTCTATATTAATCTGAAATGGTACTTCAATTTCGTTATCATCTGGACATGAAACTTTAAGGTCAACAGTTTCTCCCACAGATTTCGCTCTAATATTAATAAAAAGATATTCAATATCAAAAGATGCAAGTTTACTTACATCAAAGTTAGATGTTAGAACACAATCAGAAACTACCTGTTCCAGTGCGTCTGCAATTTGATCATACTCTTCACTTTCTAATGCCATAAGAAGAATTTTTTCTTCTTTGACAAGATATGGTCTATACTTTACCTTTTGTTTTGTAGAAGGTACAGTAATATTATACGATGGTGTTACAATAGTTGGTAAGGACATGAATTAAACCTCATTTCATATAAGTATTTATTAAGGTCGGAATGGAATCACTTCGAGGCGGATGGGTCCCCTATCGGGATTAGTTTAGGATGATATTCGATCATCATACTCTGTCTCTGGTTTATCTGTACTTGACCCCACACCAAGAGTTAAAGTATCTAATATAGAATATTCATAGTAAAATGTTGCTTGGAATCTAATCGGTTGATTTGGACCATTGTTCACAGTAACATCATTAATTAAATAAGGATACGCATTTACTAAAGTTGTTCTAGATATAGTTCTATGTGTATCTCTGCTAGAGTTCGCAAAACGTCTGGCATTATCTCTACTGTCTGGTTCTATTTTATCGATGATAATATTACAAGTATAACTATCATAAAAAGGCATTACTGAATATTTTGTATCAGCTTCTGCCTTACCATATTTTTTATCAAATCCAAACATATAATCACTCCATCCTCTAAGAAATTTTAGTGGAGTATGATTCATATCTAGTAAAAATGCTATGGTACACTCGTTAAAATTTCTAGTATGAGCATATCTAATATTAATACCAGGTCGATATCCCTTATGCTCACCTGAAGCAACACTAAAACCTGGAATATTTACTTCATCTGCCAAATAACTTAAAATTAAACCAGAATTATTAACTCTATTATCATTACCTTCAAATCTAATAGGATCTGTTGAACTTGGGTTAACGAGTCCTCTTTTTTGAATACTATCACTTAACTCTTTTTCAAGATTAAATGATATTTGATATTTGTTAGATGAAGCAAGACCCCTTTCCCCCATCACGGTCTGTCTTATTTTATTAATATTCATCTAAATAGGAATATAGAGTATATTTATATTTAGCGACTAAATTATGGCATACAGTGGAAGATACAAACCAGACCATCCCAAAAAATACAAAGGTGACTATAGAAATGTTATCTTTCGATCACTTTGGGAATTAAAATTTATGAAGTGGTGTGATGGTAATAAAAATGTTATTGAGTGGGGCAGTGAAGAAATAGTAATTCCATACAGGTCTCCTGTAGACAACAAAATGCATAGATATTTTCCCGATTTTTATGTAAAAGTGAATACTAAAGAAGGACTTGTCAGAAAATATATCATAGAAATTAAACCACTAAAACAAACTAAACCACCTAAAAAACCAAAAAGAACCAGAGTTCCAGAAAGATTTTTAACAGAAACAATTACCTATCAAGTAAATGAAGCAAAGTGGAAAGCAGCAATAGAATTTTGTAATGATAATCGATGCCATTTTAGAATACTAACAGAAAAGGAGTTAAATATATGAGTGTTATGAAAGAAATAAAAGACAAGAATGCTAAAAGTATACAAAAACAAAGAGAAATTGCTTTTAACTACTTATTTGAAAGTGCAAAAGATTTTTTATTGCCTGGTAGCATATACTTTTTTGAATATAACCCCAAATTTAAGTCAAATTTAAAGCACTGGGATAAATATCCACTAGTTTTAGTGACCGATATTTATGACAATGGTTTTATGGGAGCAAATTTGCATTATACTACTGCAAAACGTAGAACAGTCCTTGCACAAAAGTATCTAAATAATAACATAGCATCATCTTCAATGCCAGACAAATTATTTCATAGATATATTACAGGAAGAGCAGAAAATATTTTCTTTGAAGTTCCTGATGATGATTTAATTGAGTATGCTGCATTACCACTAGAACAATTTTATGATAACAAAAATCGTTTTGTTAGTGCAAAAAAAGTACAATTAGGAAATCGTAGATAATGGCAAAAAAATATAAATATCCTTCCACTCTAGGAACTCCAAATACTACTTACATGAATTTTTGGTGTTATAAGTATAAATCTGGAATACCTAATATATCAAAAAGAATTATTGGATTAGGTGCATCTGAAAGCAGTATAAAAAATTTATTTAATTTTGGAAATCCTCTTGCAGGTGATACTGGTGAAGAAAACGCAAAAGGTGCGGCAGCGAACTTAAAGTTTAATAATCCTGAAACTTCCTCGACTGCTGGGTTTACCGCAGGATCAAATGAAAAACAATATACAATATCTTTATATCTACCACCAAAAATAGAATCTAAATATAGTGCAGATTGGCAAAAAATGCAGTTTGGTGCATTAGGTGCTGGTTTTCGTGCAGACGGAGGAATAAGTGCTGGTGGTATTGGTGGTGCTGCTGCTGCGACAGGAGCATCATATTTACTTGATATTGCAAAAGGATATTTGCAAAATACTCCTCAAGTAGAAAATCTTTCATTGAATGGATTAGTTGGTGCCACTCTTGGTATTAGTTTTAATGATAATACATTACAAACATTCAACAAAATGAATCCTAGAACATTTGATTTTGAATATATTATGATTGCAAAAAATATTGATGATGTGAATCAAATAAAAGACATAATCAGACAATTTAAAATTTCTATGCATCCAGGAGTGAAAAACAATCCTAAAGGTTTATTTTTAGATTATCCATTTGTCTGGAGAATTTTACCTAGTGGATATAAAGTAAATAAATTGTCTGGAGAAGGTGATTTCGATGACAATAACAAGTTTTTAGATTTTTTACCAAAAACTGATCTCTGTGCATTAGTTGATTTGAAAGTAGATTATACTCCTGATAATAATATATCCCTCAATCAAGCAGGATTTGTACAAGCAGTAAGATTGAATTTATCATTCATTGAACTAATTACATTAACTCAAATAGAAATAGACGAAGGTTACTAAATTCATGGCATATTTCGATAAAGTTTCAGAAATACTTTACTTAAAATACGAAAAAAATCCTTATAGTGGAGACTTTATAAGGATTAAAAATATATTTTCTCGTATTAAAATTGTTGATGATGTATTACCTCAAACTACACTGCTTGAAGATATTTTTGTCCAAAATGGTGAAAGACCAGATAGTCTTGCAAAAGAGTATTATGATGACCCTGGTCTAGATTGGATAATCATGATGATTAATAATATCAATAATCTTTATACAGATTGGCCTATGGAACAAATTGTATTAGAAAATTATATAAAAAGCAAATACACAAATATATTAGGAATTCATCACTATGAAACTATTGAACAACTATATGAGAATGAAATAATACTAAAATCTGGTTTAATAGTAGATGAAAATTATCAATTCATAACTCCAGATAATATTACATTATCTTTGAATAAATCAAGAATTCCAATCGTTAATGCAGATTATGAAAGAAACGAAAATGATAAGAAAAAAGAAATTCTAATACTGAAACCAGAATTTATTCAAGAGTTTGTTTCTATTGTAGAAGAACAATTAAAATTTACTCCCAGTACAGAATATATCAATAGCAATCTTAAAATATCTACTAATTAGTAAATACCTATACCCATTCTGGTTTGTTGTGTGGTATACGTAGATAGTTATCAGATACCCAGGGTTTGGATGCGATATACATTTTATATGCTTCGATGGTAGTGATGCTATCGTCTAATTTATACTCGTCAGGCATTGCACGAACAAAAGGAGTGTGATCATCCCATTTCACATAAGGAATGATTTCATCAGCAGCAAGGAGAGTTTTAAAGCAAGTGTGGCATTTACCATATCGATTAAAATACTCTTCGCATAATGCAATACCATGAGTAAGCAACCATCGAGTGTTTTCTACAGTTTCGTTTGCCCACACAGTACACGGATGATTACGGAACGCTCCCTTGTCCGTAGCATATGGTGTGCCGTCTTTCTTAGGCAGTGTACCATAACCATGCCCCCACTTGTCTGAGGCGACTACAGCGAGCATCTGGCAGGTCTCCAGGGGCATCTTGACGATGTGCTTGTCAGGTAGAACCTGAGCAGATTTCCAGGGTGATTCGTCAGTGACAAAGATGTTCATACTAAAAGTTTACTAAAACTGATTGCTAAGAGGAACATAAGCATTATAACCACATCCCACGATTTTGTCCGTACAAAATATGGAACCGAAATCATATCTGCAACAAAATGTAATGCAACTCCAATAGTTGTATTAATATGAAGAACAACAAAATAGGCAGTAATCACTAGGATACTACCAGTTATTCTCATAGGGACAATGATGTTCATCATAATGTTCTCTCTAATCGGTTTGTTGCTTGGTCTGGAAAATCTCTAGGACGACTATCTAATGCATTATCAGTTCTAGGTGAACCTTCATTTGCCTTCATGGTACGCTGATAGTTAATTTTTTTATACCTAATAGCAAAAATATCAGGCATCCAATACGTCACCTGCCAATTGATTAAAGGATTTAACTCTAAATGTTTTTCCACAGAGTGGTTAAAAATTCCAATCTGAATATAACCATCATGAGTAACACATGAGTTGTCACCGATAGACACTACAAATAGTTGTTTCAAAGAACCACCTCTTCAGGGTTGAGATTTTTCACAAATTGCACGGGATCCTTTTCGGACTTATGAACCCAATGATACCTCATACACTCAGAAATGGGATTCCATGTTAAGATACAGACATAATCTTTCATGTATACTTCTGAGCAAGTTCCTTTAGTTGTTTCACTGTCAATTTATTTAACTTTTCAGTAAAGTAATCAAGAAGCAATTGTTTATATTGTTTTTTATTCATTTAATTCTTTTTAATTATAATATCTCAAGTTGGATATGTAACAATGCTTCATCAATATGGGCAATTAAATCATCTGTATCATTCATAGGACATCTCCAAGTGTCATCACAATAAGGATAGATTTCCCAGTAAGGTTCTCCCATAAATCCAAGTGAATCATGGCAATCAAGATATACAGATATTTTTTCATTAATTATAAATCTCGCCATAGCACCACCAAAAGGAGGAATTATCTTAACATTCCAAGATGAAGGAAACTGTAACTCTGGGATTTCTTCACACCATCTACGCCACTCTTCACGTTTTTCTACATCGTACCGTTCTTTAAGTGACTCGACATTAATCACGTTGCCTCCAGTCATCAGGTTTGTCTTGCTGGAACCATTCTAGCACATCATCGGCGGATGTAAACCCTGTTTTGTGATTGGATGGGTCCGGGTCTCCTAATCCCATCCTATTCATAAAATCATCCATACTACCTTCCTCAATTTTTTGTGTTATTTGGCGTCGTGCCATCTTCAACATTTCATTCGCAGAAGTATTTGCCTTTGCTAATTTATTTGCCCAGATCATATCATTTAGTTTTACTTCCTCACCATTTGCAATACATTTACAAATAAACTCTAGTTTCAGTCGATATTGTGTAGACAGCATAAATCCAAGTCACATTTGTTAAATATTTATCATCGACCCTTTTTGCCATTTTTTTGCCCGACTTTTTTTTCCGACTTTTTTGAAACTAAAAAGTGATTTTCGTTTTGGGAAAAAATAAAAAAAAAATTATGAGTTAATCATTTCTTTTTTTTATTTTTTGCTGCATTCTTTTTAGGTGTTGATACATTTTTAAATCTTTTATCTGGTCTTGATTTGTTACCAGAATGAATCCATTTAGGCATTAGTTTAAAAAAATAAATTACAAGAAGGAGTTTCCTCCTTCCTATTTTAAATATTAATCTCCAAGAGAACCCATGAGGTTATCAAAATAATCATGATTATCTGCACCAGTGTTAGAAGCAGATGTGGTTAAATTATTCAGTTCTTCCTTAAGATTAGAAGGAACAGAAGAACTCGATGGCATAATATCATCTGAATTAAAATTAGGTTCTTCAAAACGAACCTCTGCATCTAACTTAGGTGCAGCATTATACCCAGAAGTCAAATCTTCAAATCTTTGTTGAAGTTTTTCATAAGATTTAAATGCTTCGGCCCTGGTAAACTCACTCAAATCATACTGCTGACTGTAAATTTCTCTCAACTGATCCTTACTAAAGTCACCAAGAGTTTCTTTTGTTCCAAAAGAAGATTCATCATAGTTCCAATACACCCCTTGCATACAAATTCTCATATTGAAATTTGCACCATGCCACAAATTAGTGGGGTCAATTGGTTCAATATCAGCAAACTTGGGTTTCATTGCTCCTGTAATTTTTTCAAAAATCTTAGGACCAAATTCAAAAATCCAAACTTTACCTTCATTACTAGGATTTGCAGGATCCTTAACAACATAGATATTTGCAAAATACTTTAGTTTACGTTTACGATATGATGCAAGTGCTTTATCCTTTTCATCCTTGGTCTTCCAAAGTTCGGTATTTGCATCACAAACAGGACATTTGCGACCTACAGTGGTTGGGCACTGTTCAATGTAAAGTCGTTTCTTATCCCCATTTACATTGAAATTATGCTGCCAACGTTGGACCCAAGGAAGTTCATTGCCATGAGATGGTGGAAGGAATCTAATAATAGCACTACCAGTACCAGATTTACCCATCTTAGGTTTCCACAATCGTTCATCATGATACCCACTCTTTGTTTCAAGAGATGCTGTCAATTTCTCAAGGAGTGATCCCTGAGATTCAAGTGCGTCAAAAGACATTCTTTAATTCTCCGTATAAATCGTTATTTTTCTGTATGTGTCGTTGACTCGACAACGTATTTAGAATAGCACAGAAATCAATCTGTGTCAAGCAATCCAATGTCACTGGAAGATTTCATGGCGTCAATTGCTTCCCTTGCTTTCTTAAAAAGTTTAGCATTAATCTCAACCGGTGGCAACCCCATCTGCTTTGCTGCTAGTCTAAAGTTTTCTTTCAATAAATCAGCGTCTTCATCACCTTCCATTAAATGAATTCTTGTGTAAATAATTTCTTGAATATCAATAAGACGATACATATTATCAAATAATTCAATCTTATCTTCTTTAGATGCTTCTTTTATTGTTGGAAGTTTTCTTGTAACTTCTTTATACAATTCGTTTGCTCGAAGCATTTCTTTTTTAACTATCTCTGACGTAAATAAACTCATATTTTTTTTAAAATAATTTCTTTTACTTGGTTAGGATCTCCGGAAATAAATGGATCATATTTTTTCAATGTGAATGAAAGTTGTTTCCAGATTATATCATCTTCCAAAAGTTTGTCATATCTATCAATGAATCCAGTCAATCTATTTAACATTAGTAAAGTTTCCATCATAATTCTACCACCAAGGAACAATTTTAAAATATCTGAGTGAGATGAATTTTTACACTGCATACATTCATTAATAGTATCACACCTATCAAGAATAACATCGATATCAGTTGAAAATAGATATGAAAAACTTTGCATTTTCTTTTGCCAATTTATATAATTATCATTATTCATTTGAATAATATGAAAATTTGAATTGACAAGAAAATTAGAAACAAAATATTCAATGACTTGTTCTTTATTAGTATACTTATTAGAAATTTTTTCAAAAAAGTATTTGTCTGGTCTTTTTGAATATGCTTTTTCTGTTGTCTTTACTGAACCCTGGTATTTAAAATAATCATATGTTTTCCTACTAAAGTGAGTTTTCAATGCAACGTAAGTAGAATAAACTTGAAATGAATTCATAATCAAATTGGCAAAACACCTCTAGTAGTTTTTTTAATGTAGTTCAGACGAGTTGCCTCTGCTTTAATCTTTTCTTTAAGTGCAGGAGCAATTAATTTTACAATTGAGTCTACTTCAATATCTTTTGATTCACAAAAGTTACAAATGGCATCAATGTAATTAATAGTCTTGTTACTATTCTTGACGATAGTTTCTATAGTCAAGGAAAATTTATTTTTATCCATAAAACTATCTTCAATTAATTCATTAATATTTTTATTTTTTTTAATGGGCATTAACATACTCTGCAATGTAATCTTTTAACAGAGGCACAAAATCATCAGGATTTTCTTTGAAAATTTGAGTCTGACCAGTATTGCATGTAATTGCGGTTACAATCTGTGAAATTTTTAGTCCAGATAGTTCTTCATACATTTTTGCATATCCAGTTTCCTGGACAAAATATGATTCAATCCATTCTTTTTTCTTTTCTTTTGCTGAAGTTTTAAAGTCAATGATAGACAAAACTCCATCAAACTCTGCAATACAGTCTACTCTTCCTGCAATACCAAACTCATGACTATACAGAGGTGCCTCTTGGAAGTGAATATTATCGATGCGATTATACATTGCTTTCGCTTGTTTAAATAACATCAATGCTAAAAAACTTTCCTTATATTTGTCAAGATCTAACTCATTATTGAGATAGTCTTCTACTATACTATGTAGAGTGGTTCCAGCAGATGATGCTTGATGAGAAACACGATTTGCCTCATCATTCCCAACTCTTTTTCTCCAAGCAGCAATTCCCTTTCTGTTTCTATAAGAACATATGGTAGAGATTGATGGATATTGTTTATCGCCCACAGTGTATACTCTTTTACCATTTGTCGCCGTTTTTGCACTAAGGTTTTCTAAGAGTACCTCAGGTTTAACATGATTAAACATAAAATTAAAGTTCAGGTTTCAGTTTAAGTTTACTAAGAAGATATGAACGAACAAGACCACTTCTTACAATATCATCGACATCAAATTCAACATGGACAAACTCATCCATAATTTCTAGAATCTCCATGAAATTTAAGATGCCATTCTTCTCAGCAGATTTTACAAGATCTGTTTGTCGAACATCTCCGGCAAAAATAATTTTACAATCTTTACCAACACGAGTAATGATAGAATCTAATTCATGAAAACTTAGATTTTGACACTCATCAACAATAATAATTGAATTATTTAATGTTGTTCCACGAAGGAATGATGTACTCCAAAAAGAAATAGTTTGTTGTTCCATGAGATTATCATACAACATATCATAAGAAGGATCATCAGGCATTTTGAACATATATTCTACCATATTCTTATAAGGAATTTGATAGAGTCTTGACTTATCAGCATGATCTCCTGGAAGAAATCCAATTTCTCTAGTAGGAACAAGAGAACGAACCATGTACAATTTATCGTAATTAGATATTCCGGAAAGGATTTCTTTCAATGCTAAGTACATTGCAATAAAAGTTTTACCTGTTCCTGCACATCCATATAAAAATAAATTTTTACCCTCATCATATGCATCAAATACTTTAGATTGATTTGGAGTTATGGGTTGAATTTCTTTTAAATGATTAACATTGATTGGTTTTTTACGTCTCATTGTTTTAGGAGTACTATTAACAAAATCGAATTGAGTTTCCTTTCTCTTTCTTGCCATATATTTAATGTGTATTAATATTTGAACCGAAGTTTGCTTTTTTGATTGACTTCAATACGTCTCTAAACCCATCCGGAACTGGATTTTTAACACCGGCAGAACTTACAAGACCAGGAAATGAATCATGATACTGTTCAAGATGTGGATTATCATCTTTATATTTATCGAGTAAAGTGAAACTCATAGTAACTTCAGTTACTTCTCCGTTATCTTTATTCCTGAATTGATAAGTTGGCATCGCCTTCCCCCTCCTTTTGTTTATTAAATCCAAATGGACCTGCTGATTTTTCTTCTAGTGCCACCTTCAATGCGACACCACCGACTGCCTCCATACATTTAAGAATGTCTTCGGTCTTAGCATCTTCACCAAGTTCTTTGGCAATGTACCAATATTTTGGCCAGAATGTTTCTCCTGCCCTTTGGTAATCATCAAGTGTTAGTAGTTTCATGGGTTGACCATCCTAATGCTTCAGAGGTAATTGGAAATTGACCTGCAAACAAACACTTACATTCATTTGCAATGTCCATGTGCTCTTTTTGTGTGCCATTGGCAGAGCGTAGTTCTATATAGTGGATCCATGAACGAACTGAACCCGTCATGTATAACTTGGTGGGTGTTGCCAGTGGTAATACAAATCTTGCACACTCTTTTGCAATCCCGTGATCAAGCATTGTCTGATAAAGATCCATAGCAGAAAGAAAGTGTCGCTGAATCTGAATCTGAAATTCTTGTTTGGTAAAATCGTCAATATCATCAATCGAATTCTGACGATTCTTTTTATCCTGACGACGTAAATCAAACATAGGAATAGTTCCTGCTAACAAAGAACTGTCAGCGTAACGTTGTGAGAACTCTTGGAAAGTAAATGAACGATGTCTGAGGATCTGTGCTGCAAGTCCCCTGGTAGTCTCGATCTCAAGCGTCATGAATGCCTGCTCAAAGACGCTCCAGTGGTTGTGTTCAATGCAATAGGATAAAAGACCAGCAACCTTTGGATTCTCTTGATTAGAGGGGTTGCTCACCCTTGCCACATACCCCATGTGTCCTTCAGCATCTGGGGTAACACTAATAACTTTAACTTGCATAATACGCTTGATAATATTTTACGATGCCAGATGAACTGACGTGTCCTTGAGATACCCAATCATGACAACAGTTTTGAATTTTTTCCATACTGTGCATTGGTTCTCCATTTTTTTGTGCTAGACCACCATACTTATTAAGAAGAATGGTGTATACCGCTTGGCGTAGTTCCATACGCTCTTCATTGTAGCGCCAATCTTCGTTCATTTTTTTTCTTTTTTAGGTTTGTTACCCCAAAGTTTCGGATTAACCATACCATACATAGTTTCCATTGTCAAGATTTTACCCCCTACTGGTTTAAGGATATCATGATAAGCATCAAACACTTTGACGTTCTTAGGACCACATGCATGATCATAATGAACTTCTCCATCAATTTCATACACTACTAACACAGCATTGTATGGCCAATCTTTTTTGTTAATAGTTTTAGGATCGCAATCATGAGAAAAAACTACTACGTCATACTTAGATCGTAGCAGTTTCTTATCAGCGTCTGTTAGATTGAAATTCATCGATGAGTTCTCGGATTCGGTCTCTACAGAATCCTGGATTTGATAGGGTGACTCTGTGGAAAGTTTCTCTGTCATTCTGCTCCTCTTCTATACACTTTTTAATCATGTAGATAACTCTATCTTCGTTTACTATATTCACTATCGAGAAGTCTCTACTTTAGTATTCCAACTCATTTCGGGAAATGCTTCTTGTACCACAGCACTAGTGATACGATACTTAGATTGAAGTTGTTTGTCTTTTACTAAGACTAAAATTTCTGCTTCAGATTCATGCAGTCCTTCAAGAAGTTGGATAAACATTGTCTCTCTTTTCATATTGGTAAGAGTATTACAGTGCTTAATAAAATTAAAAAGTAACCTGTGCTCTCTGGCAAGCACTGTATGTTCAGTTCCAATCGGAGCATCATTTGGATTGTATGGAACTTCACCATCAGGAAGATCTGACTCAATTGAAGGGTCAAAGTTCCATTTTAATACAGAACGAAGTGCCTGTGAGTTATTATCACGAAGGATTTTAATCTTCTCTGTTTTTGTCTTTGCGTTTGATGCTTTTTTAATAATTTCAGAAATCAATAATTTCATAGTGGAAAAATAATCTATTGTATTTAGTCTTCGGGAAATGGGTCAGTAGTAAATGAATCTGTTGGATCAAACTCTACACTAATTAGTTTAGTAACTTGAAATGGTAAAGGATTTCCATCTGCATCCATCATTTCTGGGTGAGGTGATACGTGGGTAACCTGATCGGATTGTTCATATTGATTGCCTACAGTTTCCATATATGATTGACAATATGCACTTGCAAACCAACCAAGAATAAATCCAATTAATGTGCCGCCAACAATAATTGATGCTGTAATTACGGTGATAAGTGATGAGTCCATTTTCCATGCCTCTGGTAGTTCTTCTAATTTAGGTTCTACCTCCTCAGGTTTTTCTTTGCGACTTCTCCTATCTCGCATAAAGATTTCACCTCTATTTATTGGCAAGTCTTCTTTCGTTTCTTCAATCATATAAGTTTATTTTCTTGAAAATAATGTAGAGTATCCTTAAATCCTCCAATATGTTTAGTGTTAATAGATACCTGTGGAAAAGTAGAACCTTCTCCAAACTCAGCAAAAAATTGACTCTTAGTAAAATCTCTTTCGTACTTATATTCCAAATACTTAACGCCGACACTATCAAATAACATCTTTGCCCTATCGCACCATTGACAATCTTTTTTTGAATAAAGAATTACTTCCATAACCTCGCTGGGAATGACAGTACATAGAATACCATAAAAAAGGAGGGTCGTCAACCCCCCTCACATTTAAAAATTTAATTTGTAGCAAGAAGATCTTGCCAGTTCTGGATTCTTTTTAAGTGTTCTATGCACATGACCATGAACATCTCTTTCTAAAGTAAGATGTGCTTTAGTGTGAATGATCTGAATCACCAATAACATACCAACCAAAGAAAAGTTAACCATAGTTACTGGATGAATCAAAGATTCAAGAATCTTTTTTCTTAGCATAAAAAAAGGGAACCGAAGTTCCCCGTATTCTAGCAGAGATCAGAAGGAGTACTTCAGACCCAACTTGGTTCCATAACCACGGTCAATATCACTATCACCACTACCGACGAAGGAGACCTCGCCATAAGCGCCCAGAGAGTCGGTCAACGCAAGACCGAGACCTGCCTTACCAGAAGGAACAGTATCGCTCTCAGCGCCGTCAGGGGCGACTACAGTAGCACCACCTTGGACGTAGTACGATGCCTTATCGCCAAGATTTCCTTCATATCCAACATGAAGATCAGTCGCAGTACCGCCGTAGTCAGAACCAGTCCAACCGGAGTTTGCTTCGACATTGACATAAGGACCAGCGAACGCAGCGCCAGCAGAGACAGACAGAGCAGCAGTTGCTGCGAATACAGATTTGAACATTTGTTTTTTACCTTTAGTTTACTTGTGGAATGATTACCCACAGATGATAAGAACCTCGACTGGTTCTGTTTTAGTTTGTTACTTACGTAACGTTAGAGTATTTATACTCAGATTTTTTTCGGTTATTCGGATAACCGAAAGCGGGATGTCGGAATCGAACCGACGACGAAAGGTTGGAAACCTTTAGTTTTGCCTCTAAACTAATCCCGCAAGAAGGGAGAATAATCTCCCTGCACTTCCTTCACACAAGAGATAGAATACTACAAAATTTAATTTTTGTCAAGCACCCTTACCAATGTAGTGGTACAGTTTATACTTTGGACTATATCGTCTTATGTATTTCTCAGCATGTTCATGACAAACAAACCAACACTTTTTATTTTCACTTTGATCATCCAAAAAATACGGAAATGTATTAACGTAAGGAAATAATTCTTTCTTTTTAGAATTAAGTATCTTTATTTCCTTCGGTGTCACCTTTGAATGTTGTGATTTTTTCACCGGTTTCTGTGATAAACCCACTTTCGGTTTCGTATGAGTCTT